GGTCTCGCGGATGGTGCGCCCGTCAACCGGGTTGCTCAGCCAGATGGTACGGGTGCGTGCGAAGGTTTCTTGGCTAACGATCTTGCTGACCTGAGCCTTACCGCTACTCCGCACCGCGCTCATCTGTTCGATGATGTTCTTGTCGGACATGCCGGACACTTCGTCCAGGATGACTAGACGACGGTCCTGGAGCGGGATGGTACCCCAGGTGATGACCCAGTTGTTTCCGATCTGTTGTGCTCCGCCAACCAGACCGGCCAGTGTTGCTCCTTCGCAACTTTTGAGAACACCAGACTGATAGTGCTTTCGGAGCCGTTCCGCGGCCTCACTCTTGCCTGTACGAGTGTCCCCCATGACCAGAAGCTCCAGCCACCCCTTACCAAGACGGTTGCCCCGGAAGTTAAAGTCCAGCACCGAATGCCAAACGAGGTCATATCCAATGTGGAGATCGGGTCGTCCATAGATGTGCGTAACGTTGGCAGCCAGGTCCCGTGCCAGCTCAGACAACTTATCAAGTGGCGACTGTGTCCGTGCTGGCTGGAAGACATCCTCCAGAACTCCACGTAGCTCCTCCGTCATTGTGAACCTGTCAAGGCTGGTCTTAGTCTCCGCCAAGTCCCAGCACTGAAATACCACCTTGCCGTCCTTGGGGCTAGCCGTGCTGACCCCGGTAAGCCTAGCCGTAGTGTTGACCGGCGTCAGCTTGCCTTGCTCCGTCACATTGAAGATACGCCGGAGAACCTGTTCGCCTTCACCTTCGTCAGGGTCGTCGATGTTGGGGATAACTGCCAGCTCGTCAATGCGCCACTGGTCGTGCAGCGTCAGCTCTACCCGCGAGCAGGTAGGTGGGATCTCCAGTGCCCGCAACACTTCTGCGTTCCGCTTGTCGTCCGGCAGGTCAACCATGCGTAGCACCAACCGGTCGTCCGCCGGAATCTCGTGCTTGTGTTGACCACCCCACAAATTCTCCATCGGACACTTTGCACACTTGGTCTTCTGCCAGTCCATCCCACAGTTGAGCTCAACCCTGCGAGGGAGAGCAGTAGGGGTGGCGCTACGACCAGAGACGGTCGCCACCATGCTGATTGGCTTGTCGAGCATTGCTGGGTCAAAGCTATTGCGCATCCGCATCTCTGGGACGTCTTCGACCCGAGCCCGTTCCCGGCTTACCTTGCGCGGTCGGTACGGCGGGCTCGCCTTCAACAGGTCCTTGAAGGTCTGTGCGCCGTAGCCCTGGTGCACGAAGTAGTCGGTGACGTCGCTGCCCTTCACGGTGAGCGGCAGCTTTACGATGTGTACGGCCGTCGCGGCAACGCGCAGCTCGTTGGCTACCTTGCGCGCGCCGTTCTCGCCGCCTTCGTCAACGTCGTACACAATGAACACCGTCTTACCGGCAAAGTACGCGTTCCAATCCGCGCGCCAAGTACCCGCGCCAGCCGTCGTGGTCAGGCTAGGGAATCGGTACTGGCGCAGGATAAGCGTGTCCATCTCCCCCTCGGCCAGGACGACCCGAGGAGCCCGCAACGCGTCTAGCCCGTACAGCGTGGCGTCGCCGTAACCGGGCCAGTTCACCATCTTGTTGGCCTTGGCCCCCATCAGGTACCGGCGCACGTTCACGAGCGTACCGGCCTCGTCCCGGATAGGAATGACAAGCCGCTCGCCGTCGTACCCAATCTGAAACTTTTTAAGGGTGCTGCGCTGTAGGCCGCGCTTAGCCAGAACCTCTTTCAGGAGATCCTGCTTGCCCTGTAAGCGTTCCACCCACCCCTGCAACTCCTCTTCCGCAGGTAGTGCCGAAGAAGACTTGCCGGTCTCAGCTTTAGCCCTGCGCTTACGCCGAGCCACCGCAACCTCGTCTGTGCCGCCCAGTCGTTCTACCTTGCGCTCTGGCTCGATGTTGTCCGAGAGCAGCTTCCAGACCTGACCGATGCTGAATCCGCCACACCGGCTAAAGCAGTTGAACTTCCCCTGGTCGAAATTGAAACTGGCGCTAGGCGTCTTGCTGCTTTGCGGGTCTTCGTGGAGCGGGCAATACGCGCGAGTTTCGCCGTTGTCCTCTTCCCGAACGATCCAGGGGGCGAACTTCTCCCGCCACGAGCCCATGACTACTCCTTGCCGTATGCATTTGTAGTTCCTTGCTGCAAGCACTGCACGCGGTAAGCGGCGTACTCCTCGATGATGCGCTGCTCAGACCAACCCAGTGCAGCCAGACCGAGGCACACAACGTCACGGACCAGGTCTACTTCTGCGCCGCCGTGCCGAGCCAGCAGGCACCCCAGCGCGTGCCGTACGTCTGGTGGTTGTGCCGCTTTGATGAACAGTCGTTCGAACCCGGTAGCTTTTACCGATTCTTCAGTCACCATGTCCCCTCCTTCCCCCTTAAGGCCAGGTTAACTAGCGTACCCGCTACCGGTACCCACACAGGGTCTTTCGGTGGGTCCTTTTGATCAACTACCGGTCCAGAAAGAGGGCCGACCCAGCGGGCCGACCCCCTCCTGTCACTGCACCCCGAAGGGCGGTCTACTAACCGCGCCGACGACGAGCAGCCGGAGCCGCCGGAGCCGCCTTAGCGGGGGCTGCCTTACGAGCGCGCCGAGCGGGCTTCACGGGCTCGGGAGTCTCTTCGGCTTCTTCCTCTTCCTCGGTGTCCTCGTCGAAGCCGTCTTCGAACTCCGAGTCCTCTTCCGAGTCCTCCTCGGCGTCCTCGTCGTCTTCGGAGCCCTCTTCGTCGCCGCCGTCTTGCTCGGCCAGAATCGCCTCGACGAGCTCGGTCTTGAACTTCGCCGCCGCACCACGACCCTTGCCCTTGGCGGGCATGTCGTCCTCGGTGTATTCGAACTCGTCGGTCAGAACTTCGAGCAGGTCGGCCTCGCTCATCTCCGCCAGCTCTTCGGCGGTGTAAGGCTCGTCACCCGCCTCCAGCTCGTTGTCGTCCTCGTCGACAACCGGCTCCGGCGCAGTGTTGCTCGGGACCGCCTGGAGCAACGGAGCAACCTTGCGGATGCTGATCTTGTCGTTGTACTCCTCGGTACGGATGCGGAACGGCTTGGCCTTCTTCAAGAAGGCAGCGACAGACGCCTCCTTCTCGAAGTCCACCGTGACGTCCGTGGTCTTACCGCCCTGGAGCGCCCGGATGATTTCGTGGGTCTTCCAGAAGAGATTGCTTTCCTCATCGAGCGGCGCGTACCAACCGCGTCCCCAGCCCTTGTAGTCCCCGTCGATGATCTCGCAGATGACCATGATCTGGTCCTGCTCGGCGTCGTATTTGATGCGGGTGGCCTGCGCGGTGTACCACTGGTTCGGCCGGGGGTCTTCCCCGGTGTACTCTTCCCAGGTCGGCTCGTTGTAGTTCTTGAAGTTAATGGTCGTGCGTGCCACGTGCTTCTCCTAACTGGCCCGGCGACGACGCGTCGCGCGGGTGGTGTTGGTTGCGCTGGCCTCAATCTTAGCCAACAGTTTCGGCATTGTGGGGTCGCTCATACCGCTCCCGAGCTTAGTGGAGCGGTCACGAGCAACCCACCGGGAAGAGCTCTCGGTGAGGAGCTGACGTACCGGCTTGCCGTCTTCGTTGATGGTCTTCCGCATGTAGCCCACCATGCCCAACTGGCCGACGAGTTTGCTGCTCAGGTCGCCGCGTTTGCGAGAGCCCAGCGCAGGCATGGCAAGGGTCACGGTGTCCTCGCCGTCGTCCGTCTCCCGGTCGATGCGCATACTGTGCGCTACGAACAGCACATTGACCGGTGCCCGACCCAGCAGCATCAGTTGCTCGTAGACCTTGGCCCAGACGAGCGGGTAGTCGGCTTTGTTGGGCTGATACTTGCTAGCTCGCTTGACGTCGTCGTTCACGAGTTGTTCTTGCCAAGCCAGCTCTTCGAGCTCGGGCACCGTGTCCGTGATGATCCACTCGAACTCCTTGGCACCACCGCCGCGCACCACCCAGTCCACCGCCGCGCAGTACTCAGTGAACGTTGGGATACGCAGCTCCTTGGCCGTACTGCCCATCATGCGCGCGCTTTCGGTCCCCTCGATGTCGGTCGTGAGGAACAGCGCGTTGGGTGCCGTACCAGCGAGCACCGTCTTGCCAGTGTCGCTTTCTCCGTGCACGCACCACTTACGGAACCGTGGTGCTTCCTGGTCCTGCAAGCTTACTATGGCCGTCGGCCTGCGAGGAGCGGGAGAGGGGCGGGCGCTAGCACCCCTCGTTGCTCTGCGTACAGTCACTAGTCTCCCTCCACGACGAACCCGTTGTCCTGCATCGCTTCTCGATGATCGGCGTACGGGTCGCGCTTAACAAGCATAGTGGCTGCATAGCCCTGCGCCTCTTCCTTACTTGTCTCATCTAGTTCACAGAACTCGAAGAGCGGGCAGCGGACGCAGTGTTCCCCGGTGTGCTTCAGCAACGGCAGCTTTCCGGTACGCACGGCTTCCATGTGCCGCGCTTCATCGAGCACCTTCTGTCCCTGCCTCACTCTCTCCGCAGGACCGCGATGCGTTGTGTAGCGCGCGAAACTCGGGCTCGGCTGCTTGGCGTACGGCTTGCCCTTGACGTCTACGCCTAGGTCCTTGGCTATCTTGGCGAGCTGCACGAGCGTGCCCTTCGCAGGCATCTTGTCGCCTAGAGCCGCAACGAAGTCGTCCTTCTTGGGCATCGTGTACTTGATGCCGTCCTCGGCGGTCTTCTGCGGCATGGCCTTACGCGCCATGTTGAACGTGATGCCGTCAATGTGGTCGGTCTTCTTCAGCAACCCCATATGCGTCAACACTTCCGGCGCAACCCACAGGTACGACCCCGCCTGGTCGTTGATGTTGAAGTGGCTCCAGTCGGTCAAGAAGCTGGCTCGCGTCTTGTGGTCCACCAGCCGGTACACCTTGTCGTACTTATCCCAGACGAACAGATCCCAGGTGCCGCAGTAGACAGCAATCAGCCGGTTGCTCTTCGGGTGCCGCACGTCAATCTGGAACGGCTGCTCGGTGTGCAACACCTGCCATTGCTTGTCTTCACCCCAGTGCAGCACGTAC